TTTTACAAAAGGACTGTATACTCTAACTGTTACGTTTGTGTTAGAGTAACAGTCCTTGTAGAGATAGATAACTGGAACTTGTCTATCTCTTTTCTTTTTTATTATATTTTAATAACACAGAAAGTCAAGGGAAATCGTTCGACAAAAGTGTCCGCTATCAGCGTCATATTGCGGTTTTGTGAATAAAAATAGTATAATAGTAGGATACTATTTTCAGAGGTGCAATATGATAATATTTAGAATTAAAAATTTACGAAAACAAAAAGGTTATAGTATACGCAAATTAAGTAAATTGTCTAACGTTTCCAAAAGCTATATAGAAGATTTGGAAAAAGGAAACAAAAATAATCCTACATTAGATAAATTACTTTCTATTGCTACAACATTAGATGTAAATATAAAGGATTTGTTTTACACCAAATTTGATATAGAAAATTTAAAAGAAGAAATGTATAAAAGAATAGATAAATATGGATTAAATTCCGCAGAAGTTATGGAAATAAGCCAGGTAATAGATTTACTAATTAACATAGAAATGCAAGAAAAATAATAGAAGAGCTTAATACTCTTCTATTTTATACAAATCTGTTAATTCTACATCTAATGCATAAGCAATTTTTATCGCAACATCTAATTTAATATATGTGTCCCCGTTTTCAAATTTTTCTAATTCTTTTAGTTCTACATCTGCTTTCTTAGATAACTCTTCTAATGTAATATTCTTGTTATTTCTTATTTCTTTAACATTAATTTTTATTTTCATTTTTCTAATCCTCCTACATATATTTTTCCCAACTTTAACAAAAATATTTTGGCACAGCAATACATTTTAGTAACAATATGTATACAACAGTAAAAGAGACTAACTTGCGTTAATCTCTTTCATCTTTGCATTTATTAATTTGTCCAGCTTCTTACTTTGCCTCAATATTATGCTATATTCTTTATCTTCTGTAATTAATTTTTCTAGTCTTGCACGGTTGCGGATTATTAGCAAGTCTATACTCATTTAATCACCTCTATTAATTATAGCATATTATGTTAATTGCTTTTGTCGAAATTTGTCGATAACTAAAAAAAGACTAGTTTTGCTAGTCTTTTTAGTTATTAATTTTTATTTTTCGTAGCTCTCTTGAAAATTGATATGCAGACATAATTTTTAAATCTAAACCATATTTGTTTTTTATGTCTTCTACATCTTTTTGCACTTCTCGTAGATGCATATCACTTGTTATAAGATATTCAATTTTGCCATCTATACAACATTCAATAAATTTGTTATCGCTTTTGTCTTCGCAGTAATCAACTTTAGTATTGTGATCTATCCACTCAACCTGATATAAGGTATTACCAAATTTAGGCAATAATCTATCTAAATCTCTTGTTAATTTTACTTTTTCGGTCATTCTTGCAAAAATTAAGTACAATTCTTTATAAGTTTCTTTATTCATACAAAAAACAATATCGCCGTCATGTTTATATTTCAAAAGCGATTGACACGATTTATCATCATTAAACATAGCATCTATAAAAACATTGGTATCCGCAACAACTCTTAATTTTCGTAAACTCAAAGTTCGTACTTTTTTCTAATTTCTTTTAAAATTTTTCTACTATCTTCTTTTGTTACTCTATGTTTTTTTGCTGCTGCCGAACATTCTTCACATAATTCTTCCCACTCTGGTCTTATATTTGCTATATCTAATTTTGGATTTTTTTCTTTAACTAACAACATGTTAAAATACCTCCTAAAAAAATTAAATATATTTCTCATAATATATACACCTCTTTTATATTTTTATTCAAAGATAAAATATTTATGTCTATATATTATATCACAAAATTTACATAAAATCAATTTTTATGTATCCTTGATGCTTGTTTATTATTTTATATCATTATTTTTTTTAAGTTTCAATAATTTTGAAGCAAAAAATAAAACTTGCACTACAATCAATTTTAAGCCCTTTTTATTTTTAATCAATATAGTTTTATACCTCTGTTTTAAGGGGTTTTGAGGATTTTTTAAATTTTTTTATTTTTTTTGAAAAAACTGTTGACAAGTCGACACGACTATGCTAATATGTATTTAACAAAGCGAAAGGAAAAGGTATAAATATGAAAAAAGAAGATGTTGAAATAAGAACTACAAAAATATTATTTGCCAAAAATGGAAATGGATATACTACAACTAGAATAACATTACCAGTTCCATGGGTTAAAGAAATGGGATTTGACGATGCAGACAGAACAGCAACGTTAAAATTTGATGGAAAAAAAATAATTATAAACAAGGAGGATTTTAAAATGGAAGAAATGATTAAAGAATTAAAAGAGGAATTATTAGGTAAGGAGATAACATTATTAGACATGGATAATAAATGTGAAGAAATATTAGAATCTCCTACAAGCATCTACGAAGGTGATAATCTTAATTCTGCTTTAGATGGTACACTAGATATGGGAGAAGAAACAGAAAACGGTTGTATTTGTTATAGAACAATGAACGAAAATGAAGAGGTTAAAGAAATCGCAGTAGATTTTGATATATTAAGCAAAAATTACATAGAGAAAATGAATGAAGATAGTGACTATCAATTCAAAATATTAGTTAAAGTAACTAATATATGGATTATATAAAAAATAAGAGGAATTTTCTTCCTCTTATTTTTTTATTTATACACTATGTGTTAAAGTTGAACCAATTTTTTTTAATAAATTTTAAACTAATAATAGTTTAGAAAATATTATTTTAAAATTCATTAAAATACATTACATGTTATAGTTAAACCAAAAGGTAGACCAATTTAATATAGAATCTACCGAGTATTGGAACTAAAATTATAATATACTATGTTTATATTCTTGTCAATATTTTTTTAAATTTTTTTGCAATAGTTTAAACATATCCAATCGCTTGCAGTTTTACCCCAATTTCCAGAAACTTGTGTTACTGTGCAAGTTACTCCTTTTTTGTAACCGTTGTAGTAATAATTGCCTAGCCTCCTGTTCTGACTTCTAGCATTAGATGTTAATTGTTTATATGTCTTTGCAGTGTAATTTGTTCCTGCTCCTGTCCTAACGTGTAAATTTGCTGTTGTTTTATATGTTCCTGTTGTATAACCTTTAATTGTAATGTTAGAAATAGCTGTAGATGATAAATAGCTATTACTTACCCATCCTGTTGTCGGATTTGATATTCTACTCCAATTTCTGTTTGTTTCTACTACTTTTACTGCAGTACCTTTTTTCAGTGAACTTATCACAGAACCGTTTGGTGCATTTCTTACATTTAAATTGCTTGATTGTGTTGCTACATATCTAGTATATGTAGCTGTGGCCACATCTTTATCTGTTGAATTAGTTGTATTTACTGAGTTTTCATCATATCCGTAACAAAAAAACTGTTTGTAATTTGCATATTTTTTAAAATTATCTACTGTTACATAAACAGTATTACCATTTACAGTTGCTTTTCCTCTTCTTGTAGATGTATCAAATTTTCCAGAATACAAATATGGGTCATATATCTTTAATGTATCCCTATCTATACCATAAATTACTATGTAATGCCCTCCACTTGTAAATAAACCATTTCCACAACTTGCAATTATGTAGTGATTATTTGTTAACAAATTAAGCATCGTATCAAAATTAGATGTTTCTGTATATTCTATATTAAATTCATCTGCTACAGCTCGATATGCACTCCAATATGTTCCAGAATTAGCACTTCTGTATCCATTAGCAACGAAACAGTCTGCTAATTCTGTTATACTTACATTTCCTACAATACTGTCAACAATCATTGTGGCACTAGCTACACCACAACCACTTGAGCCTATTGTTTGACTTGAAATTCCAATTGATGTATATGGATAATATCTCCACCTACTATCAATTTGAGAAATATATGTTAATTGAGGTTTGCTACCTATTTTTAAATTCCATTTGTTTGATTTGTCTCCATTATATGCAATCTCTCCTTGAAGTTCAAAAGACTCATTTTCAACCTCTTGTACTTCCAATTGTTTTTCTTCTTGTTCTGTTCCTTCTGGAATTTCTGTTGTAGATTGGTTATCTACAATATTATCTACAGTATTTACCACAGTTTCCACAGAATTTGAAATTTCTGAAACATCGTGTTCACTATAGTTGACTCCAAAAATCGCACTTGACACAGCTAAAATAATTGTTACTATTGCAGTTATAATCATTTTTCTTTTACTCATAACTATCCAACCCCCATCCCTATTTTTATAAATAATGCTATTATAGATATAATACTTGTTATACAGGCTCCTACAGTAGTTCTAAATAGCCATTTGTTATTGTCTTGTAATTTTGCTATTTCTTTTTGGTTTTGTGCAGAAGTAGTATATGCTACTTCTGCTTTTTCCTTAATGTTCTGATAATCATCTAATTTGCTTTCTATTACTGCTAATCTTGTTAAAACCTCTGTCTCGAAAGTCTTTTCCATATTATTCAGCCTCGCTTTCTACAGTTTCTTCTACTTCTTCTGCTGGTTGTTCTTCTACTGCGTAAACTTCTTCCACTTTTAATGTTAAATTGCTGTATTCTTCATCGGAAATTTTAGACATTGCGTAAAACACATTTAATTTGTTCTCTATGTCTTCTTTATTTGCATAGTATTTCTTTACAATTAATTTTTCTAATAATGTTGCTATATTCATTCTACTCTACCTCCTTTTCTAAATCTGATTGCATATTATCTAATAGTAATGCACTTGTCTGTGTTGTACTTAGCAGTGCTTCTATGTTATCTAGTCTTGCATTTTGCTGTTCTGCTTGTTTTTCTAATAGTTTCTTTACATCTTGCACATATTCTATCTCTATTTCTGTGTTGCCTAGGTTTGTTTCTGCCCAGATATTGTTTATGCCATTAAATGTTTTTGGCAATTCGGTAAGTTGTCCTAGATTTATCAGCTCTGGTGTTGCTAATTGGTAATAAAGTTCCATTGGTGTTTTTTGCAATAATTCATTAAAAGCATTCATTTGATCTAATTCCGTATTCAAAAAATGTTTGGGAATATATACTCTTAATTTAAAAGAACTTGTTACACCAGACAAAACCATATTTGTTTGCAAATTACTTGGGTTAGACTGTATTGCTAAATTTGATAAAAATGATTTTTCATTTGCTTTTGCTGGTACCTTCAAAATTGGTGTTATATAGCCATATCTAAACTCCGTTGCTCCGTTGGTTTGCCAACCTTCTTTATTTGTGTATTTAACATATCCAACATTTTTTTGTAATGCAACATTGCCATTTCTATCTATTAGTAATTTGTCTTTTATTGTGTCGGAAATTGCACATAGCTTATTACCTTTTAAATCTACATTGATTGTTTGATTTTGATATGGTGTATATTCTATATCCTCTGTTTTTGTTACTTTTATGTTAGAAATAGTTATTGTAGTTCCAGCTTCTTGAGACATAGAATAGAATGTTAATGTATTTGCTAAAGTTCCTTTTACACTTATTCTTTGCTTAGTTGTTGTTATTGTTTTTAACTGTATATTATCTGTTCCAAATCTAAAATTTGTTGCTTTACTTGCAATAACGTCAAACGAAAATGTATATGTTTCATCTTCTTTGCAACCATCTATATAAGTCTTTAATTTCTCTTTTGTAAAATATGCTCCACAATAATTATTAGCAGATGTCACAAAGTTAAAATTGTTTTCCGCTTTTGTTATTACTGCACTTCCGTTTTGTGTTAAATTCAGATTTGTGTAATCTGTTATATTAAATAAATTTGCATTATTACACATTAATTTTACACTTTCAACTTGTTCAATTTCTTGTGGATAGTCCGGACTAGGAGATGGGATTCCTCCTGTGTAGGGCTCGTATTTTGTAATATCGCTGTGTGTTCCTTTTATTAAAGATATTTCTTTTAAAGTTTTGTTACACCACTGTGCCCCTAACCATAGTTTTAAAACACTACATGTAATATCTTCTGTTAATGTAAAGTCACAGTAATTGTATCCTTTTGCCAAAAAGTTAAATACTCCTACTGTGTTTTCGTTTATCTTTAAATTTTGTGTATTAACATTACCAGATTTATTTACCAAAAAATAAAAGCAATAATTTCCAGCAGTTAATGTAGTTTCTTCTATGTTGAATTGTGCACTAAATCCCTCCGTTTTCGATGATAAATCAACTGTACCATCTACAATTGCTATATTAGAAACATTTTTAAAATTTGCTAATTGTGTTCCCGTTGTAGTTTCTTGCTTATACATTCCACCAATTTCTGTATTCATTATTCTGCAAGGCTTTGCATCCTCTACGTATAGCTCAGTCCCACTTGCTTTCTCTGTATCTAGTGCGTTAAACAAATCCTCCGTTTCTTCTTCTAAATCTGCTATTCTACTAGTTAAAGTTTCTACGTGTTTATTATAATCTGCTATTTTTTCTTCTGCATTAGAATTAAAATTATTAATTTTTTCTGTGGAATTATTGTTAAATTCTGTTATCTTATCGGCTGTATGTGTATCTATTTCTGTTTTAGAATCCTTTACAACTGCATTTTTAAATTCTGTTTTTTCTTCTTCTGTAAAATAATCTTTTCCCTTTACAGGTTTATCTCCCTTGTCGCCTTTATCCCCTTTTTCGCCTTGTATACCTTGCTCACCTTGGATACCTTGGATTCCTTGTATTCCCTGGTCTCCTTTTTCTCCTTTGTCACCTTTATCACCTTTGTCACCTCCTTTTGCAGAACATACCCAATAGTCTGCTTTGGTTGGTAAGACTCCTTTTGCCTCTGCTACTTTTAATGTGTAAGAAGATCCTTTATATGTTACCTGATTTAGTTTAGTATATGTCTTGTTATTGTCATATTCGTCTTTTAGGGTTATTCCTATTCGCCCTAGTACTCTATCTTCACTAGCCAATTTCTGTCACTTCTTCCTTAAAATCACCTGTTTCTCCATCATAATATAGTGCTATATTAGATAAATTTGTTGCTGTTACCCCGTGTATGTCCATTTCATCATCTACATAAAACTGCGGTAGTTGTATTGCTGTTGCCATGTTCTTTACACCTTCGGCAATATCACTTATTTCGGTTTTCTTTTCTGTAGCATTGCTATTAAATTCATCCGTCTTTTCTTTTGCATTAGTATTAAACTTCTCTGTTTTTGCTTCTGCATTGCTGTTATAATCTTCTATTGCTGTATTAGCTTGTTTTGCAAATTTTTCTGTTTCTTGCTCCATTTTATCTGCTAGTTCAACATTTTTATTGTATTGATCCAGTATGTTATCTTCTAATGCTTTTATTTTTTCTATATCGTTGTTTATATCTATGGATACATTTGTTATTGCTTGTAAATATTTTTCATAAATGTTTGCATCCTCGTCCGTATATTCTTTGTTGGATTCGTACTCTGCGGAAGATGTTATTATTGTTTTTGTTATTAGATTTGTTGGGATTCTTTTTACTATTTTATCTTCTTTAACTAAAAAGCCGAACTACTCCAATTTGGTATCTGCCATTTGGTAAGTTCGGTAATACTGTTTTATTATCTACTATTTGTTGCTCGTATACATCGGAATTGCTTATGAATAACATTTTTTTAGCTAGGTTGTCCCATTCTTCAGAAAAATCAATGTCTATGTTATACAGGTCTATTGCTTTCGCATACGTATTTTCTGTTTCTACTATTTCTAAATAGTCTTTTTTTACTTTAAACTGCATTATAACACCTCGCTTGCTACCAAGATTTTACTGTCTGTTATATAATAATAGTTAGAATCTGTATTTATTTCATACACAATAGCTCTTTCTTCTATTATTTCTATATCTTTTATCTTTATTTTTCTTCCGGTTATATCCTCTAGAATATCTCCAACTTTCAAATCTCTTGCTATAACAATTCCTCTTTCAGTTATAAATGGGTGCGAATAACTTGCTTTTATTTCTTCGTTTTCAATTTTAATTTTGTAAATATTACTAACTATATGCTCATATTTCTTTGTTACAGGCTTTATTCCAGATGTTGTTACTATATTATCATTTATTTTTATATCTTTTATTTCTTTCATTCCTGTTTCTGTTAGTATCTTAGTATCTCCTGTAAAACAAGCTTGTCCACCTAAGACCATATATAAACTATATTTATTACCGTAATTGTCTGAATTTAATAAAAATTCTCCTATGTCCGTATATGTTAATTTTATCCATATGTATATAATCGTATCTTCTACTATATCTGTATTTATGTTTCCATTATGATTTGTAACTTCAACAAAATTTGTTGGTGTTTCAGTTTCACTAGTTACATATCCAATTTCTATTTTTGATAAATTTTCTTGACTTATTCCTTCTAAATTATATCCCAGAACGCTTCCAGTATTATAAAATGCAAAATTTTGACTTCTTTTAATTGTATCTATTTTTAAATCAGATATTACTTTTTCTATGCTTTCAGCCAATAACTTAAGATGTGTAGGAACATCTGCTTTATCTGTTTCTTCTGGATATGGGAATTTATATTTACTTGTTTCTCCCATCTTCTCTTCCTCCTTATTTTTTTAAAATGTCATTATATGTTTTATTTTTCAACTGCTTATACGTTTTTTCTTTATAATCACTATACTTATAAAAAATATCTGCTAAATTTAGGGCGTGGCACCACCTATTTAAATCGTCGTTTGTTATAAAACTCGGACTTGTCCACTGCTTTTTTTTAAATTTTTCTTCTACGAATTTATTTAATTTTTCTATATTATCCTCTATTAATTGTAAATCCTCAATGTATAAAAAATCTCCCATACTTTTTTTGTAAGTATTTATTTTTATTAAATTATAAAAAGCCGAACTGGTATTTATAGATGTTACAATTCCGAAGTTCTCTGGCAGTTTATAATTTTTTAGATTAATTTCAGTTTTTGTATTATTTTCACATACTAAATAAAGAAAATCTTGATTTTTTCCCAAATTTTGTTTGAAATTTATTGCTATTCCTTCATAGTCTATTGTTTTATAATTTTCAGTATTTTCAAACTTACACTCACCTATCAAATTATTTTCGGTTGTAATAATTGGTACTACATTTTCTGTTACTAGCCATTCATATTCTACTTCACTTTCTATATCTAAAAATAACTCTTCTCCACTTAGATCATCTCCTATTTGAATGTTTCTCGTTTTACTTTTCAGCTCCGGACGTTCAATATTTAAATTTTCTAATATTTTTAACATAGTACTAAAGATATTATTATAATCTGTTACCTTTAATTTATCATCTTGAGTCCAATTATCCTTTAACATTATTTTTTTAATCTCCTTCCACTATCAAATAATAATCCAAAGTTCCGTTATATTCATATTCTATTCCTGTTATAATTCCTGTTTTATATATCATCTCATTTTTTGCATTATATATTCCTGTTTCAAATTCAATGGTATCTCCAATTTCATATGCAAATATGTCGTTTATATGCAAAATATAGCTATATTTTTTCTTTAAGTTGTCCGTATACCAATTAGCAATTTCTTTGGCTTTTTCTTCACTTGTTATATTTCTATTATCTATTACTATTTCTTCATTTTTGCCATTGTTTATTATAAAATCATAGCTTGAAAATTTAAACGGTCTTATTTTGGCTGTTAATTCATATGTTTTGTCTGCATATTTGCTGTTTGGCAAATAGTGAATATATATTAAATCAAAATAAAGATCTCCTACATTTGATGTTACACCACTTTCATATATAGTGCCATCTTTATTGTAAAATGTAAAAATATAATTTAATACATCAGTTGCCAAACCTCCTGTGTTTCCTAAAAGTTCCAAACTTTTATTTGGATTTAATGTAGCATATCCATAATTATTTGTATTAAATTTCCCTGAAAATGCTTCTGTTTCCTCATCTAAATCATTCGAATATATTTTTATATTTATATTCTTTAATTTATCATCTTTCTCAATTTTAGGATACTCTTGTTGATTTTCAAGCTCTATTTTTGCTATAGGGGTTGTACATTTTAAACGCTTAAAAACAATTTCGTTTTCTATATTCTCAAAAACATTTGCTTTAAAAAAAATTCCTAAACTTGAAATATAGTTATCGGACCTCATTGTTTTTTCATATAGAGTTGTAGTCTTTTCCGCTTCGTTTTTTATTTCGTCATCTATTAGTATTTTTTCCGAAATTTTTTCATAATTATTGTTTTTTAACAAATATTCTAAAGTAAAAGGGAAATTATATATATCATCTTTATATAGCTCTATCCAATTACTTTTTTGCAATTTTGACAGTGCACCTACCCCAAATATTGTTAGCTCAAGTGTATTTTCGCCTTTTTCAAAATGATCAAAATATATGTCATCAACTTTTAAATAATAAATAATCTCATTAATTAATATCCCTAAAAAAACTGTAATTATATTGTTTTCGTTTAAGTTTGCTAAAATGCTTTCTTCATCAAAAATATTATATTCCTCATCTTCATCTACAATTTTTATCTCTATGCTTTTGCTTTCAAGTGTCTCATTTGTTAAATTTGCTCCTTTTTTTGCAGAAATTGAAATTATTTTGTCATCATCGTATTGAAAAATTGTTCCAATATACATATTCAAAATTTTTGCATGGCTATATTTTTGCGACCATTTGTAAATTTTAACGGTTACAATACTTCCAGTCTCTATATTTTTTAGTTTTATTTTTGTACTATTATTATTATCAAAATTATATGTTGTTGAATTACCATCTTTACCTTTAATAATTACATCAAATTCAATAGCAAATTCTGCTCTTAAATCTGAAAAAATTATGTTTAGATCTGCTATGCTATTTTTATCATTATCACATCTTTTTATGTATGTAACTGGGGTTTTAAAAATTCCATTCGGATCAGAAACACTATCACTGTACCACCCTTCGATTTCTTCCGCATTCGAAATTATACATTCAGTTGTGTTCAAAGAAATTCCTTCATTTTCAAAGATGGCATATTTATACTTTTCGTTTACTATATTATTTATATATACACTATCACTTATTAATACTCGAGCACTATTCGTCACTATTCTAGCTCTAGCACCATCAATCAATTCTTGAGGTATTTTAATCATTATATTGTACCTCCTGTATACTTATCTGCTTTTACTTGTATAAAATTACATTGCACATCTTTCCACCCAGTTACAAGATGTGTATTTGGATCTATTGCACTAGCACTTGGCTTTAAATCACCCGCATACATTTTTTTTGTTATTATTTTTCCTTTAGTATTCGGGAATTTGCACTCAAATTCTTTTTTAAATTTTAAATCTGTTAAAAAACTTACTTGTTCTTTAGTTAAAAAATCCCATTGCATTTCTATTTTCCATCTTGAGCTTATTATTTTTCTTATTAAATCTCCTAAAGCATTTTCTGTGCTATTTTCCCTTAAATTCGGATATGGAATATATTTAGATGGAGTAGGTAATGACACTCCATCTGCAACTATTACATTATTTTCTTTTATCATTTTCTACTCCTTCCTAATGTTCTAATATTGGTTTATATCCTCTTCTTTTTGCTTCATCATTTAAATCATCGAGTATTACTTTGGCTATTTCTCTTCCATTTACAATCATCTTGTTCTCAAGTGTAATTTTGCCAGAGTTTGTTTCAGCATTGTCCGATAATTTTGAAATTATGTCATTTAATTTATTGTTGTTATTATTTTTTTCTATCATAAGGTCTGTATTTATTTTTGGTTGTGTTATATTGTTTACACCATCAGCGTTAATTGTGTACGACATTACAGATGCCATATTTTCCATTTCACTTTTTACTTTTCCTACATTTTGTCTAATACCATAAACCATCAAATCTATCATATCCGGCATATATGTATGGAAATTGCTTAGTGGTCCTTCATCCGGTTCAGTGAAATGTAGAAAACTTTTAATTTTACTTGCAACATTGCTTACTGCCGATGTCACTTTTTCTGTATTTCTTTTTATTCCATTTGCCATATTTTCTGCTAAATCTCTTCCCCATTTTCCAGCATTACTTGCTAATGTAGAAAAAGTATTTCCAGTATTATTATCCCAGTTTTTTATTATTGTACCGGCCCTACTTAAACCTGTAGAAATTGAACTTTTCATTGTTTCTAATTTGTTTCCAACTGTTTTACAACAATTTTCCCAACAATTTGACATGTTACCTTTTACATCTCCAGCCCAATTCAACACATTATTTTTTATATTTCCAATTTTTGTTCCAATTCCATTTTTCATCTCTTCTATTTTCTTCAATGCATTTTCTTTCATTTGTCCAAAATTTAAAGGAACATTTCCAATTAAACTTGCTATTCCATCTAACAAACCTTGAACAATATATTGACCAATTTCGTACATTACTTTTGATGGGCTGTGAATTTGAAATAAACTAACTATTGCTCCAATTATTGATTCATCAAATTTTTCTTTAATCCAATCTTTTAAATCTCTAATTTTTTCATGCATTCCTTGTTTTATGCCTTCTACAATATTTCTTCCTAATGTCTTAATAGAATCTGTTAAAACGCTCCAATCTCCATTTATAAAAAGTCTTGTATATTTATCCTCAAAATCTTTTTTAAGTTCTTCCATTTCTTTGTCAGTTAAATTTAATCCCCACATTTTTACAAGCAATTCGGTGTGATTTTCCACTACAGAGCCTCTTACTGATGTAAAAAACAAATTCTTTAAACTTACAAGTAGTCCTTTAAATCCGGTCCATAATGTATCAAGCAATTTGCTCCAGTCAATATCCTTTATTGCTTCTTCTATTCCCTCACCAATAGAAGTTCCGAAATTTGCCCAATCAAAATTTTTTACAAATCCATATACTGTATCTACTGCAGAATTTATGCCATCTGCAATTGTTCTACCTGTTAATTTCCAGTCTTGAGTCTTTATTCCAGAATTTAATGTTGTTGCAACTGCTTTCCCAATTTTTTCAAAATTAGTTCTTTTAAAAAAAGTATCTGTAAATATTAACACTGTATTAATTCCATTTCCAATTGTTGAACCTATCAAGCTCCAATCTGTTCCATCTATAAATCCGTTAATAAAGTCCGCAATATTAGTAGCTACTTTCTTAGCGCTATTTTGTATTTTATTCCACGGAATTTTTTCCAAAGATTCATTTATTTTTTTCCCTAGCTCTTCTCCAACTTTATACCAATCTCCGTTTTTTATAGCTTTTATAAGTGTATTGTCTAAATTTTCAATTTTAGACAAATCAAAATTTGGAGTTGCTCCAGCCGCGCTTCCACTTCCACTACTATCTTTTTGTATATTGTGTATTTCATCGAAATCTGCTACATGATTTGATTTACTTGCTTTTGCAGCCTTTCCAGCACTTTTTGCCATATTATTGTATGCTTTTGCACTTGCATTAGCAAAAATATTTACTCCTGTTAAAGCATACGCAACGCTTTGTATCGCCTTCATTAGCTGATATACTAAGTTAGTTACAAATTGAATTACTGGTGCTAATGCAGATCCCATCGCATATTTCATGTACTCTATATTTGCACTTAATTGTTTAGCTCCAGCATTCTGACTGCTTAACCATGTATTAGCGCAACTACTTAATGTGCTATAAATTCCTTGCATAGAAAATAGAGCTCCAGCATATTTTAAAATATGTCCTAAACCATTTTTTACTCCTGTCCCCATGCCTCGTATTGTGTTTTTCACATTTACAGCTATGCCTTGTACATTATTCATTTGTGGTGTTATTTTTCTTAAAGAGCTAAAAATAGTAGAAAATATGTTTTCTCTACTATTTGTATTACTTTCTAATTTTTGTTTTTGATTGTTCAATTTTTCTAGCTGTGCTTCTGTTTGTATTATGTCTTTTGTATTTAAATGTATTTTTCCTTCCTTAGCTTTTTGTAATTTTTCCTCAATTTCACTAATTTTATATTTTACCAAATCTAATTGCTTAGTATTTGGATTTATACTCACATTTTGAAACATACTATGAACTTGTTGTACTTGTGGTTTTATTTGTTCTATCTTAGATTTTAATGTATCCCATAAACTAAAGCTTTGCTGACTAGGTTGTGCATCTGCTTGCATATTGGAATGTGTACTAATTTGTGGCATACTCATATTTTTATTTAATTGTTGATTTGCTTTTCCAATATTAGTAGGTAGTCCTTGTGCCTCTTTATTAAGGCTAATCAGCTTTTTTAATATACTGTCATATTGTTCTCCTTTGGGAGTATTCCCTAATTTCTCACTTAATGTTTCCATTTCTTTATGTAATTCTTGCTGTTTTAAATTTAACTTACCAAATGCATCATATGTAGTTTTTAGACCAGTTGTAGTAAAGCTTACTTCATTTGGGTCAAATTTTTTATTGTAACCATCTACAAAACCCTGAATTGACTTAGTATCATATTTTACATGTCCAACTTTAGAAACTTCTTTATTAGTGTTCTTAGTTTCAACCTTTAATTCTTGCATTTTTTGTTTATATCTTTGTAAGTCATATGCATTTCCTAATTGCTTTGCACTTCCTTTTAGTTTTTGTGTTTCTTTAGATACTCCAGCTATTTCTTGCTTTATTCCTTGCATTTTTATACCACTAACATCATTTGGATCGAATGTCTTTTTTATTTTGTTCTTTACTTTATTTAATTCTTTATCAATTCCACTAGCTTTTACTTTCTTAGCTAACCCATTAAAATTTACCTTCTCGGTTTCTGCTTGTATTGTTGATAATTCCTTTTTTATTTTTGGAGAGATTTTTTTAAACTCCCTTAGAGCCTCTTCAACCTTTGCTGTTACTATTATTTCTATTTCTTCTACAGTCATATTTTCCCTCCTTTCCTAAAAAATAAAACGTCAGAAAATTTATTCTGACGCTTTGTTTTATTTAATTTTTTATAAACTTAATAATTCCTTGAATTTTGGAATTGCTTCATCATAATATCTAAATGTTTCTACTTCTTTGTTTGAATATCTTGATTTATCATAAAACATTTTTCCGTATTGTTTGGTTTTAAGATTATTTCTATTAGCTAATATTCCTATTTTATTTGCTGTTACACCCAATATATTAGCTATATCTGTTGCTGAATATGTTTTCTTGTTAACCTCTGGTAATGGTAATAATGGCTTTCCAGCTATAATTGTACTTGCATAAGAACAACATACTTGTTTATACTCTTTTATATCTGTCTTGTCTGCTAGTTTCATCAATATACTTGCCATTCTTGCTCTAGAATTATTTAATTTTGCTTCTGCTGTTAATTTCTGATATTCTGATGTTTTAATTAATTTATTTTCACCTTTTCTCAAAGACTTAAGTAATTTTCTTATAAATGCTCTAAACTCTTTCGCTTTTTCTGTTTTTGCTAGCATTGTTACTTCATATATTCCATCTTCTGTGAATACTCTTGTTTCTTGTTCTCCTGAAGGAGTCCTCAATTTGATGACACCTGAAAAATCCTTTTCTTTTAAGTATTCAAATCTATTTACTAAATTACTTATAGATTTTCTAGGATTGTTGTAACCTAAACATTCTCCTAATTGTGTACTTGTCATAAACATTTCTTTTTCATTTGAGTAGATATCACATTCTACTTCTCCAAATTTACTTGATTTTACTAATTCTAATTTATTATTCATATCAATTACCTCTTTCTTTTATTAAATTATCCCCTTTTAATTTTCAGAAAAAGCTTTTTACATTTGATTCTCATTAAATAATAATTTCTGTTTTGATTCTAATTGTTTTATGAATTTTTCTAATCTTTCAGTATTATTTCTGTTATCCCAAATTATTTTACATAGCTTAACAACCTTTTTATCAAATAAATTTACTTTTGATGCACTTTCAAGCTCATATTCTGTAAAATATTTATTGTTTTCATCTTTGCCATAAATATAATTCATTGCCTTTATTTCAATTGGTTCGAAAAATTTTATCAATTTATTAGCTCTATCTTTATCTGCTATTACTCCACTAACAAATTCATCATCCACTTTTATTTTTTCACTTTTATAATAATTTTGGATTCTATCTTTTAATTCCATATGTTTACACCTCCATAAACTTTCTAAATATTTTTTTGTAAATATTAAACTTAAATACTCTATAGCTTATTAGTTGTATAAACATTAATCCGATAAATCCTATAATTGTATATAATGCTAATAATGTAATTATAAATAATCCTGTTATTAAACTTTCTATTAATCCCATAAAAAATAAGCCTCCTTCAAATTTTGTACTTGAATTAGACTCATATCCATGTTATAATATTCTATGGATAGAGTTTAACTCTTTCTTGATAGATATAATTTGTGTGTTCGCCAAAACTTAGCAAATTATATCTATTTCTATTTGTAATTTAATTTATCTTTTAAATATTCTTGCATCTGCATACAATTACGATCTATTACTTGTCCAAAATATCTTAAGTAATATTTTATCTTCTTCTCTGCTTCAGTATCATTTTTATATGTTTTATCTACTGTTTGTATTATACTTCCATCTGTATCTTTATGAATTATTTTTAAATGAACTGATTCATCTTCATTATATTTTATCTGAACATTTACATTATCTACCTCAAATTGGGAATCCGAAGCATTCCAGAAAAAATCAACTGCATAATCAACTAAAATATTTTTTGCTAACCAATCCTTATTGTCTTCTAGTAAATTTTGAATTGCAACATTAGCAAGGTCGTTTTGTGTTCTTTCCAAAATCTCACATAATGTTTCAAAATCTTCATTTAAATCGTAATCCAATCTAAATGTTTTCTGTACAATACCCTTTTTCTTTAACATTTTTTTCACCTCTTTTCGTTTGAATGCATTCATTTTTGCTAGCAGTTATTTTATATATCATTTTTGTTTCAAAGTCAAGAGGTATTTTAAATTTTTTTAAATTATTTTTTGGTAAAAGAAAAAGTCTTGATTTTCAAGACTTTTTCTGTTTTTACTTATTAATTTCAATAAAATCTGCATCTATTTTAGGTAATGTAACCTTAGCTCCCATTATAGATGTATAAGAGTAATCTCCTTTTGCAGTTCCATATATGGTTATTATATCATTTTCTAATATCTTATCTTCTCCATTTTTTGGAACATATGTTACATATATTGTATCTGTATAATATCCATACTCTTCTTTTGTTATATTTACTCTTAATTCAGTTTTGTTATTATATTCTGTTACTTGTATAACTTCTCCAGTTACTTTTACCTTTGTTCCTTTAACATTGTCTGGATTACGTGCTAATTCTTCATAACTTTTTTCTATACATTCATCTTTGTATTCAGTTTCATCTACTACAATTTCATTTTGAGTATTGTTTTGTAATATACTTGTATTATTACTTGGATTAATAATAAAGAAAAAGCTAAAAAACATTGCAAGTATTCCTAATACTAATCCTGCAATTCCTTTATGTTTTGTTATATAACCACAAAATCCAAATATTGCAGCTAGTGCTCCTAAAATCATACCTACATATGGTATCCAGCATGTTACAATTCCCAATATTCCCAATACTAGTGCTGTTGTTGCCATAACTTTTACCTCCTAAAAAAATAATAAGTACATTATATCATTTTTTCTTTTTGTTTGTGTCGAATTTTGTCGTTTTTTTTATTTTTTTTCAAAAAAATTTCTAAACACTTTGGTTAATGGCACAATTTTAGGCTTTCTATTTAATGGATGTGCTTGTATTATTTTATTTGTTACTGCTTCATTTAAAATTATACTTTGTTTATAATTTTCGTTTTCTTTTATAGTATTACTTGCACAATACAAAGTTACTCTTTTAAAATCGCAATTCCAAAACTCCCTTGGTTGCATCCCATAATAATAACAAAGTGGTTCATATGCATATACTAACTGCTCTATAGTTTGGCTAGTTTGAATATTGGCAATTATATCGTCTAGCCTCGTGAAAACTTGAACTCTTCCTCTGCAATATTTGCTACAGCTTTCTCTGCTGATTTTTTTATTATCTCGTTCATATCTATTGTTATATCGCTGTTTATTTTTTCCATCAATTCTTCTTTTGTCATTTTTTTGTTGAAAAAACCCATTTTATTTATATCCTCAGCAATTTCTTTAAATATATCATTATATGTTTTATTTTTTTCTTCCATATATACATCTATAAAATCATAAACTTCTTCGAAAATTTGGAATGCAGATATCCCTGTATCTGAATCTTCTGCAAATATAAAAATTATCTTTGACAAAGACTCAAGATTTTTTTCTGTTAAAGCTTTAAAATATACCTCTTCAAAACTTTTTCCATCTAAAAGGTTTGTTATTTTTACAATCTTACTTGTTCTATATACTAAACTTATTTTTTTATTTTTTGTTATCATTTCCATTATTTTTCTCTCCTTTGCAAAAGAGAGAAGGCACACTTATGCCTCCTCTATATTTTTTCTGTTGTGCTAGTAATTTTACTCGTTCTACTCCTAGCACTTAATGTAGAACTATTCTGTGGGAAACCCTTCATTTTCTTCTACAGCAGATGTTTTATACAGTGACATCTTATCTTTTATAAATTCTTCTGGTGTTATTGTATCTAATGTAATTCTTATTTTTCCAGTAAAATATCTTACAAGTGGTTTTCCTTTAGTTTGTGCTGTTGACTCTGGTAATTCAAAGAACCAGAAATATTCTTTGTCTTTATCTAATTCTCTTAATCTTTTATGTTGTGTATGTGTATATAATATCGGTATTTCTATTGTTTCTGCCTTTCTTATCCCTGGCTGTGCTAATTCATAGTCTAGATCCAATACAGTTGCTGTTATTGCATCCGGTGCTTGCTCCAATTGTGGAATTTCTGAAGTAAAACTTACTTGTGTTCTTTCTCCAACTTTGGTTTCTGAGTACCAAACTTTTGTCAAAGTTGATACATCTGGTATTTCTCCTGCCATAATTAATCATCCTTTCTATTTTATAAATTCAAATGCGTTCGTTATTCCATTATAGCGAACCTCATATGTTACCGTTAATCCATATTTTTTTGATGTGTTATCAAAAATTAACGGACTTGTATTTGTTCTGGTTAAATTGTATTCTTGTAATTTATTATCAATTTCTTTTGCCATATCCATACATGATCTTTGTTTTGCATTCCAGCATGTAACTGAAAATTGAAACATTGACAATATAGGAAATGCATTATGTGTTTTTAATATGCTTTTTAAGGGATTGTGCAATTCGATACATGGAAATACACTTTCCGTTGTTGGGTACTGTAATGTTTGCTCATATCCCAAGCTTTCTAGCTTTTCAAACATTAAATCAGAAAACTCCTTTTCACTTAAATCTCTCACTTGCACGCCTCCTTTATAATTTCATTTATTTTTTTCTTTATTATTTCTTTGTTTTCTGCTCTGGTTTTAAACTCTGCATCTGTTAAAAAATGGTTTGCTTTCATACCCGTTGCTACATAGAACTGTGTATTATTTATTGTTGTTATTGGGAAATTTAGTCTTCTACCTACCTTGCGTACAGGAATATACCATTCGGTGTAACCTGTTTCTATAAAATGTTTTGTGTTTCCAATATGCTCTTGCTCTGCGTATTGTCCTGTTCCAAAATATTCAAACCATAAATATGGTTGCCCATTTTCTCCCAAAAATTTTGAAGGATCTGCATATACTCGACCTTTTATTTCTCTTGTTTGCATATTAACTAATTCAATTAGTATTCCTTCACTTTTATGTCCTCGTTCAAGCCTTATTGCATATCCTTGTATATTTTTTAATACATCTTCTATTGCTTGTCCTATTTTGTTTTGCAAACCACTTTGTATTTTTTCGATTTTTTTAAAGTTATGCTTAACTTTTATTTTACAACTAATTCCCATTGTTCTTCTCCAACTTGTACAATGTATTTCTTCCTACTTTAGGATTATCTGTTACTATGTAATCTGGTATTATTTGTTCTATTTTAGATATATCTTTTAAGGATATTCCATCACCTTTTGCAATGTTATATTCCATATCTGTTCGTGCGTTTTCTATGCTGTAGTCTACTTCTCCGTTAGTTTTCCTGTCTAATTCATTTAAGTCTTGTTGCAAATTTAACCAAGCTATTCCTTTATATTTCCATTTTTTTTCTTTCTCTCCGTGGTCATTTATTGTTGTATGTTCAGATATCCATACTTTTGTTAAATCTTTCGTTAACATTATTGCAACCTCCTTAAGTTGTTTGATATTATATCTTTCTTTAGCTTGTCAATAATGCTATTAAATGTACTAGACATTCCACCTTCACCTCGACTAGCCAAACCCTCTGCGCCTCTTGCAATATATGTTGCTTTTACCGCTTCTTTTACTAACGGATATAATCTTGTGTCTTCTTTTTTTAACCCAGAGATATTTGAGGCAATAGAATTTATTTCCTCGTATATTTCTTCAATTATTTCCTTGTCTGTATCTTTATAGTTAGGACCTAGGTCACTTGTTATCTTTTCAATATTAGTTCTCATTCTATTACCTCCAAACTTTTAAATAACTTTCCTTTATTCTATCCTTTTGAAATTATTCTTGCTATAGCAATTTCTTTATGGTTATATGAACTTCCATCAGAACCTTCTACTAAATCCCAGTTTGCTCCATCTGCTAATTCTTCATCTGTTGGAGAATCTGTCGCTTGATTTTTCATTAAGTAACTAACACCGTGAGGAGCTATTACCTTTCTTTGTCTTTCATACAAGTAATCTCTATCATTGTCAGCATCTCTATCCATTTCATGAGGTACTTTTGCTCCTAAATCTTCATAATCAAAGGCTCCTTTACCGAAAACATAAGTAACATATTTAGAATCTCCATATCCTGTAATTTCATAGTAGTTTGCAATATCTCCTACTACAGGTTTTTCTACTAGAGTGTATTTTATATTAGCTCCTGAACCACTCTTTGTATAGTATGTTTTCCCTTTTGTCAAAGATGTATCAGAAGTTTTTGCATATGTTGGTTCTCTTTCTTCTGTTATTTCATCGTATTCAATTAATAATTTTCCATTCCATGTATAAACATTTAATTCTCTTTCAATTCCATTTGGATCATTATATCTTAAGTTTGTTACTAATTTTTTACCTTCTAAATTTGTTACTATTACAGAATTTGCTACTGCTAATTTGAAGTTTCTTCTTCTGTCTCCACATGCTTTTTGTAACGCTGTATTTAATGTTGTTTCAGCTACTGATGACTCAGTTTCTCCTGATATATCATATGTGTGTTTTGAAGCAAAAATTTTACCTGCATCTGATTTCATAGAAAATAATGCTTTTGTTATAATTAATAATATATCTTCCCATGCACTATCCCAGTAATCGCCTAGTTGGTCTGCAACTTGACTCATAAAGTCTTTTTTAGATGTTACATCATATGTAAAATCATCTTCATAGAATTTGTCTTTTCTACCAATAACAACAACACCTTGTTTGTATGTTGGTAATGTTTTTCCTTCATCATATTTAGTTTTTCCATCATAATTTACAGGTTTACCTTTTAATCTTCCGATCATTGGAATTATTCCATATTCGGCACCAGTTTGTGATGCAAATAAATCTCTAATTTTTTTATTTCCTTGTAATACTCCTGATTTTATTAATAAATTTAATCTTTCTTGTGGAATTGTGTCATAATAAGCACCAAATGCTCTTTCATTAAAATATTTTTTGTTAAATGTTCCTGTACTTGTGTAATCTGCCATTTTTATACCTTCTTTCTTTAATTTTTATATTTTGATAGTTTGCAAAGTTCTTCATAAGTCATTTGACTTTCTGGTTTAGAACCTTCAATTGAATCTCCTGTTTTAGGTGGTGGTTCTTTAGAATACTCACTTATTGCCTTTTCTCGGTCTGCTTTAGATACTCTTTCAAATATGTCCAATTTGGAATTAATACTTTCAGCAGTTTCTCTTGAAAAATCAATAGTTTCTATGTATCCTAATGAGATTCCCTTTTGACTTGCTTGACGAATTGTTTCGTCTTTTAGTCTATAAGCATTTAGTTCATTTTCAGCTTTATTTGCTCTAGCTCTTTCTTGCTCTAGTTCATAAGACTTTTTTTGGTCTTCATCCATTTTTGCAAGCTTATCCGCTTCTGCTTTTTTAGCTTCCATCTCTTCTAAAATTGCTTGTCTTTCTTTTTGCTTTTCAGCATTAATCATTTTGTTTACTTCATCCCTCGTAAAAACTTTTTCTTTATTTTCTTCTACTTTAGGTGTTTCAACTTTTTCCTCATTCTCGGTAGTAGGCACCATATCTTTTTTTAATTCTTCGTTATTTTCCATAACCTTTTTCCTCCTTAACTTTTACGGTGTTATAACCAAACTATTTTGACTTTTTACGGAAGTCTAACCAAACATTAGACAGTTTTAAGCCATATCTAGGGCATAAAAAAAGAGCCTGTCGACTTGGCTCTTGATTTATTGTTATAAAATGTTAATAACTTATTTATTTTTTTCTTTAATATTAAAGTGTATTGCACACCCAATTATTATCACTATTTCTGCCAATATTGTGGATATTACACCACATACAAATGGATTTATATACATATTATTTTCCCTCCTCTTCATACATTGCTATATAATTTTTGTTTATGCTAAAGTTAGTTACCTCGTCTGGTGTCAATTTTGCACTAATTTCAATATTGGCAACAAATTCCAAATCATTCGTTATATCATCTGCTTTTTTTATTAATTCTTGTCCAATTGCTATAATAGATTCCTTTACTTTTTCTTTTCCAATCGGTATTAATTGTTTTTGCATATTTTTACCTTCTTTCTTTAAAAAAATATGACAAATACATTATAGTTGACCTACAATAATGAAAGTGGTGTTGAATTGGTGGTAAATTTAATCCTAAAACCAATCCTTGGCACTTTATCCTTTCTATTCTTAAATCCTTTTGTGTTTCTCCATAGTATCTATCAAATACATTTTCTTTGTTAATATAAAACTCTTGATTATTTAAACTATCACACATTAATGTTGTTTTATCGTCTTCAACCGCAATAAATTTAACTTTTGCATCATTTCCTGCAATTAACTTTATTCCCTCGACTATAGCTAAATTATTTAATCCTACCATTTGCAAGTCTAATGCACCTGATATTTTATCATTATTTACTTTAAGTTTTTGATTGTTTTGTCTTTGTATTATCGTCTGAAACTCATTTGAATCAATTTTTAAGTCTTTTTGCTGTTGTATGTCTAAAATTGCTTGTTTATATATTTGTTGTGTATTATACTGCATTGTTGCTTCAATATATTGTTTCCAATTAAATCCACTATAATTTGGTTGGTCTAATAATACAAGAAATAAAGCCATCGTTAATATTGATGGCTTTTTCTTTTTATTTACTTCTTGTTGACCCTGTTCATAATAATAATTAGTATCTTCATACATTATCTGTTTTTCTTGTTCTTCTAATTTGCTTTGTTCTTCTATATATGCACTATAAATAAGCAATTCTAGTATTTCGCTATTTTTTACTCTTGTTCTTCTATAAATGTCATATGCTAACGCAGTAAAATAGTTGTTATTCTTTAATAATCCTTGTTCTTTCCAACCGCTCTATATATGTATTTATTCTTTTTTTAGTTTTATTATCAGCTATATTATATATGTTCTCTGATGTAAAATTAAACGTATCAAAGATTTCTTGGAATCTGTTCTGTGTTTGTTTTGATATTTTATTATATAGTTGTTTTAATTCTTGCATTTTTGTATCGTGATAATTCCATATGTTCATATTAAACCCTTTCATAAGTATTTTTAAATATTTCTGGTTTACATGGATATATCTCACCTTGTATTCCTTTTATTATATAATCTCCGTAATTTGCATGCATAACTCCTTCTAACGTTTGTATATCTGCATTAGTATCATCATAATGTTGAAAACCTGTTGATTTTCCATGTAATATAATTTCATTACTTGATACTTTATCCATAAACCAGTCTGGAATAAAATCTATTCCTAATCTAAATGCTTCTATTTCTATTGGAATTTTTCTATATTTCATTTATATTCCTCTATTCTTTATTGATTTGCTTATTAACTACTTTTGTTTGTTCTTTTTTATTGTCTGCAGTTAGTTTTTGTGCTTTTTGTTGGTCTGTCAAATCTGTTACTTTGTCATCTTTGTTTTCTTCTTGTTGATTGTTTTGCTTTACTCCTGCTTGTCCTATCATTTGCATTTGTTGTAGATTCTTTTGAATATTTTCTTCATTTTGTAAGTTCATCTTTGCTAACTCACTTGTGCTGTCTAAATCAAGTCCTAATAAGTTTATGACCGTATCATCACTTACTAATCCTCTTATTTTTAATGCATTAGTAATCATTGTTGCTACATCAGAAGGTAAATTTCTATTTAGTTTTATTTCAATATCTCTAAAGTCATATGTTTTGCCTTTTTCTTTATTGAATTTTTCTAATATTATTCTCCATCTTCTTTTTAATCCTTCTTCAAAATCTCCTTCAAATGTTGCTATATATTGTTGTAAACTGAAGAATTTCTTTTCAAGTGCTGCATTATTATCTGCTTGTGTAAAACCTAAATCTGTCATATTAGGACAAAATGAACACAAACAAATAATATCCATCAATGTCTTTTTATGATTTTGTAATGCTGTATCATTTACATTCTTTTCAACCCACCATAAATTGCTATCAACTTCTCTACTTCCATCTAAGTATCTTACTCTACTTGTTAATACATACTCATCTTCTTTTTGTCTTGCAGGATTTATAATATCCTCGCCTTTTTCGTTTTGTATAATCATTGGATTTTCTGGTGTATATCCTTTTACTGCCAATATTGCTTCATCATTATATTTAAATACATTTCTAGAATTTTGAATACATCTTTCATATGCTCTTATTAGACTTATTACAGGTTCAAATATTGCCATTCCATCGCAATTTTCTATTGCAGTTGCTGGTATATCATCATCCCATTTTTTAGGTTGTTTTTCTTTTTCGTTTTCTTTAAATAATGGTTCATCTTTAAATTTTTGTTCATATGCTGGTGTACCAAATATTTTCCTTTTTTCAGGGGTGTCATAATAATATCTTTTTCCGTCTGATGTTGTTAATTCTATCATTTGTTGATATTCACCATTTGCCATATATGTGCGAATTATTCTGTATATACCTATTAAATTCTTTTTAGCTGAATAATCCCATATAGCGATAGTTTCTAATGCGTCACTTCTCGCTATTGTTATTTCGCCTGTTTTTTTATCTTTGTAATATATTTCATAGCAAGCCCTTTTTATTAAGTAATCCAATACCATATGTAAAAAATGTGAAGCATCATTATTGTAGTCATTTATATGTTTAATTAATTCTTTTATTTCTATTATTTCTTTTTCGTCATTAGTTTCGTGATTAAACAGTTCTCTTATTATTTTGTCTTTATCTTCATTAAATGCCTTTACTTTATAAGTTGGTGCCTTTCCACCAAAATAACCAGCAGACATTATTGATATATATCTTTCTAGTGGCACTTTTATATCTTCATCATCTAAACTTGCTAATTCTTCGTCTGTTAGTTTTCTTCTGAACTTCTCATATAGTTCTTTTCTTACATCTAATTCTTGTTGTGCTTTAAAATATATATCTGTTATACTTCTTTCTTCTGCTAATCTTTCTTTGCTATATCTTAACATTATTTCCTCCAATCAAAAAAACACCTACTTAGTAGATGTTACATTTTTATAAATGACTTATTGGTCATTGCCATATTTGTATTTTTAGGTTTTGGATTTTCATATACTCCTGTTAAACAATCTTCAGCGTCATCGTGTTCATTTTTACCAGTTCTTACATAATGCTTTAAATGTTTAGCAAATTCTGGCCATCTATCTTCCCAATTTATTGGAAAATATACATTATTCATTACTCCTGTTGAATTACTTAATATTCTCGCAACTTTATTGTCTCCTTGATGAAACCATCTAACATTTGTATGTCTATTACCTAATTTTCTTAAATTGGTTATTACATTTCTTGCAAATCCTCTGCCACCATTGTTACTTTCTATATTTGCATTTCCAACATTATCTTTGGTCATCATTTCTGCTACTGCTGGTTCTGTTACTTCCATCGGATCTTGTGTAAAAATAACATCTAAAATATAGTGTTCATTATTATACATCTGATAATCTATTGAACATAAATAATCATCACCTTCGTCTGCAGTATCTGTATAATTCATAACATAATGTGCTGGCGGTAATTTTTCATAAGTTTTAAATGATGTATATAATCTATTCTTTACATCTATTGGTTCTTGCTGATAATTAGCATAAACAATATCTTTATTCATATTCTTTGTTTTAAATTCATAATCTTCTTTGCTTAACACATCTTTACACAACATTGAATCATCTTCTTGGACCGCTTTGTAATTTATATGTCTTACATTAGAATAATTTTCTAATATATATCCTGCTAAATCATTACTAGACCATCTTGTCATAATAATTATTAATTTAAATCCATTCTCAGTTCTTGATAGCATTGTATTATTAAACCAGTCTATATGATTTTTTAATGTGTTTTCGTTATAGGCTTCTTTTGCATTTTTTATAAGATCATCTATTATCATTATTGTACAACCGAAACCAGTCGCAGTACCAGTTGGTGACGTTGCTAGATAATTTGATACCTTACTACCAGCCAATGCCCATTTTTTTTGCGTTGCTTCACCATCTTTAATTTTAGTATTAGGAAATATATCATTATATACAATTACACCTTCTGTTTTTTCAGAGGCTATTGTGTCTCTTACTGATTTTGCAAATGAACTTGACAAATCCTCATTATATGATCCTGTCATTATTTTTTCATTTGGATTTGTTCCTAATACCCATTCTACAAATTTCCCAGCAGTTCTGGATTTACCGATGTCTAGGTGGCATATTAATTACACACACTTTTTCATCACTATTATAAAAATCTTGTAATTGATAGCATAAATCTTTTAAAAAGCTTCGTTCTTCTTTATAAAAATCAGAGGCGGTTAACTTGCAATACTCAAAAAAATCACGTCTAGCTAATTCTAAACGTGCTTGTTTTTTTATTTCTTCTCTTACATCATTATTCATTCAAAATCTTTCTCAATTCTTCTGTTGACATTCCTGAAAATGGATTATTTGTATTAACATTGCCATCAATCGTTACTTTCTCTTTAAACATTCCTAAATGTCTTCCTAGCAATTCAAGAGCTTTTGTTTTATCTAATAGTTTTACTTTTTGTGTATCACCTATTTTTTCTCTGTCATCTCCATAACCCTCATATTCTTCTAAAGTTTCTAATGATGATATTGCTCCTGCAGTTTCACTATCCATATCAGCTATGTTTTTTAATTGTCCATTTTCTGTATATAGTTTTCTTATATCTAAAAATGCTATTTTAGCTAATTCTTTTATTACCATATCCTGTGTTATTTCTGTTCTTTGTTCTCGTTGTTTCATTCTTTCAGATATGTATTCTTGAACCTTAACATTTCTTAACATTCTGCTTGATGCTGCATTGGCTGTTTCATCTTTTTTACAATTAGGATAAGCAACCTTATATGCTTTTGTTGCATTAAGGTCTATTAAATACTCATCACAAAATCTTTTTTGTGCATCTGTCATATAAGATTACCTCTCTTTCTTTTATTCTCTTTTAAAATCTTTTATTATTGTATCTAATATTGCAACACAAATAAAAAGAGTAATAAGTATTGCTAATGCTCCTACACAACTTAATATAATTCCTAAAAATATATTCCACATAATCTTATACCTCTTTTCCTGTTACTACATCTACTATTTTTATTGTTACATCTGCTTCCCAGATATAATAACTTCCTATTTTAGATAATTTCTCATTCTGATTTTCTAATATTACTTTTCTCTGCTCTAAATTTAACTTTTTGCTTATTTCTTTTTGACTTTCTATTGTATTATTACATGTATAACCTTTTTTATTTAATACCTTTATTACTAGTTCATTTTTTTCTTTAGAAATTTTCTGTATAAGATTCTTTTCCTTCTTTGATTTTACTTTTAGATACATAATATATTACCTCCTCGCAAACATTCGTTCTTTATTAAGTATGGACAATAAACTTTTTGTTCTTTTAGGCTTGTTATAATTAAAAAAGAACAATTTCTACAACTTGTAGGTAACTGTTCTTTTATACTGTCTAATCTTTCTTTATGCTCTGCTTTCTCTTGTGCAGTGTACTGTTCTATTTCTAGCTTATCGTTATAGACTAATTTTCTTGCACACATACTAAATCTCCTTTTATATTCTTTATTATTTTACAATCTATGTCTTTATTGCAATTCTTACAGTTCTTTTCTTTAAATTCTTTTAATTTTTCTTCCATAACACTACACACCTTTCTAAAAAAACACTAAACAATAATATAATTATAGGATATATTAGATTCTATGTTATATTATTGTTTACTATATTTTTAAGACTTAACTAGGATTGTCTTATTTTGCATCTTCTGAACATATATGGAAAATTATATATCAATTGCCTAGTATATTGATATTATTAATAAATAAAAAAGAACTAGCTATGTTATATAACTAATTCTTTCTTTGGGTTGTTTGTTATGTGGATAATTGCTATTTAACGTCCTATTTTTTTATTCTGCAATCTTTTATAGATTTGCTATTATATTTATATCATATTTTTTGTGTGGGATTCTATGGGTTTTTATGGGTTTTTTAAATTTTTGAATATAAATATAGTGCCTTTCCGTGTAATTCACACGTGTAATCCTTTGTATATCCTAAGTCTTCTGCTACCTTTTCCCAACTTTTTCCTCTGGTATATCTAAAAAACAATATATTTCTATATGGCTGTTTTAAAGTTTCTATTTTTTGATCTATTGCAAATTTTTTAACTATTAAATCTTCCATTTTTTTGTTGCAATCTATTTTTAAGTCTTCTAGCCTGTTTATTCCATCTGCAAATTTATCTGTCTCTGTATTACTTGTATTTGTTTTTGTTATAGATAATATAGTAGTAATTTTTTCTAATTTTGTCTTTAATTCTTCTGTATCGTTCATTTTTTCTTCTATATACTTAATATTTTCTCTATAATCTTTTAGCTCTTGCTTAGCTATTTCAATTTTTTCTTTTTCTTCCTTTGTTAATTCTTTTCTCTTTCCCATATGTACCTCCTAATTTTTTTTAAAATTTTGTTTGTTGTTGTATTAACTCATTTAGCGCATTTTCTAATATTTTATCTGGATTTCGTTTAACCCAATTCTCTATTGTATCTTTTATCCAGTTTCCTAATGCTATTCCTGTTTCGCTATTTATATATGGCTCTTTAATATTATTAATTTCTTTCTGTTCCATTTTTTCTTATTTCCCTTTTTTACGATCTATTAATTTTTATAATCCTAATTCTTCTAATGTGTACGCTTTATTGATTTCCATATTTTTATACATTGTGTTCTTTTCAAAGTTTGGCAAATTGATTGCAAAATCATTTTTGATATAAATTGTTATATATTCTTTTTGTCTATCTCTGTAACTTTCAAACTTTTTAATGTTTATAGCGCTATCTCTAAATGGTTTAATTACATTACTTAAATATTCTTTTTCTCTTGAATTTAATATATCTTTTACTTCTTCTAAATCATGAACCGTAAAGTCATAACAGCAACATCCAACTTCTATAACATAGCAATGATTAGAATAACCTATTGAGCTAATATCTGGCGAATGTACTTTTAATATTTCCCCAACATTTCCAGTTGCTTTTATCTTTACCCTTTGTCCTACTTTGAATTTATTCATACTTATTCCTCACTTTCTAATTTTCTAACAATTTTACAAGCCAATTCTTGTTTTTAATATACTGTGCCATCAAATCTATTGTTTTATCTTTTAATTCATTCTCTTTTAATATTCTTTTATAGTCTGTTAAAATATGTTGCATAGCTTTTGGTATTTCCAAATCTACTGTCTCCCAGCCACCATTTTTAAAGAAATTACTATTCGCATCGTTTATGGCACTATTTTCTAAATAATTTTCAACTTTTTTTATATCTTCTTCTATACTATTTTTTCTCATTTAAAACACCTCCTAATATATACAGTTGTAATATGTGTATGTTTTTGAACAATTCTCGCATTTACACTCTACTCTTCCATATCCTGGAACATCGTATTCGCAATTATCGTGCTTGCATTTTGGACAAGTCCAAAGTAAATCAAAACTGGTAACTGCTTCTAGTTCAACATCTTCATCATCAAGTTCTTCTATTTCATCTTTCATTATGTATCACTCCTCTTTAATCTTCTATACTATCTTCTTGTATTTTCTTTAATTCTTTTAATTTTTGTTTAATAATTTTTAATAGTTTTATATCCATTGCATATGGCAATATATCTTCATTATTTGCATCTGTATCTATTCTGTATGAGCATCCAGAAAATAATATATTTTTTTTATCAAATTCTAAAATTCTTAAATATTTATTTTCTTTTTTTCTAAAAATAATATTATCTTTTTCATCTTTAAAAATCTCGAATCCTAGTTTTTGCAATTTATCATCTGGAGTGTCAATTTTTACTATAATTTTATCCTTTATAAGGTCGTACACAGTATTATCCATAGGCGCTGTAAGTCCTCGGTTTTGTATTTCTAATGTCTCTTCTATAAAATCTATTCTATATGTGTAATTATTTGTTTGTTTTATATAACAATCTAGCAATTTTTCAAATCCGTGCTCTTTTAATTTTTTCTCTATTTTATTTTCTTCTAAATTTTTATTAATTTTTAACATATCTATTCTCCTCCTATTTTATAACAATTAATATTGTATTGTTCTTTTGTTAGTATTTCTAATATATCTATTTGTTCAAGGTTATGCCCATCAATTAGCATGCTTTCTTTATTACTTCTTACATCTCGTATTACATTAACTCTAGTTACATTTGTGTACTTAAAATTTTTTAATCTGTATTTAACTATATCTCCAGCTTCTATTAAGTCTATTAATTGTTTACTATGTTTTACTATGTTTTTACAGAAAATAAAGTCTTTTTCTGCTTCTATATATTTTCCCATGTAATAATTACGACTAGCAACTCTATCTATTTTTCCATTTTCAGTCCTAACATACTCTCCTGCTTCAATTATATCTTTCATTTTTCTACCCTCCACAGCTTATAAATAAAACCACTATAGTGCCTATAAACCAACCTGTAGCTAGTGCACAAAAAGCTATTGCTAATAATTGTAATATTAATTTAATCTTGTCCATCTTTTTAACTCTCCTTTTCTAAAATGGGTAAAATATAACTATCATGCTTGGAAATGGTGCGCTATTTTTTGCATTTCCAAATTTCAGCCTGCCCTTTATAAATTTTATTTTTACAGAGTCCTTATTATAAATATATTCGTGGAACCACCTGGTGTCTGTTCTTGCAGGCAACAACATTACTGTAATTGCATTACTAAAAAATGCTTTCTTTACCCATTTTCCAATATTTCTGCCATATGGAGGATTACACCAAACGACTTCATCGTCCCAGTCTTGTTGTAATCCATCATTTTGCTTTGTGTAATGTTTCTTGCATTTACAATTAGTATCGGAACTTGCTACATCTATAGTAAAATTAAATTCTTTATTCAGTTTATTAAATAATTCTTGTGGTGTTTCCCAATCGTCTTTATTGCTTTGATATAATACTCTATTCATTTTTCGTTTCTCCTTTCCAATTTTTCTATACTTTTTATTACTGCTATTATTGTAAATAACTCTGCTAGTATTACTAATATATCTACAATATTCCATAGCAGAATTGGTCTTGTTAACCAACCAAATAAAATTTCTAACAACATATATTTCATTTTTCTTTTTCCTCCAATTTTTCTAAAATATTGGTTCTACATATGTATTTAGGTTCTGCTTGTCTTTTATTTATTGTACTTAAACCTTTTAATGTTTGTATTAAATCGCCTTGGATCATTTTATTGTTATATTTTCTTGTAAATACTTGTATTAATTCCATTTGCTCAATATTATTTTTTATTCTTCTTCGCTCTTGTCTAACATCTTTTAGTAATTTGCCAGCTTTGGCATATCCTCCTGCGTTTAAATTTCTTGCTTCTATGTAATGCAATATATCTTGTTGTTGCATATCTATTCTTTTTAGCTCTTCGTTTTTATTCTTTAGTTGCTTATCTATATCCTGGAAGAAGTTAAGCATATATTTTAATAATTCCTCTATTTCCATTAACATTCCTTTCTGATTCCTTTAAGTCTTTTAATCTTGCGCGCTGTATTCTTCGCCTTTCTTTGTCGTAAATTCTTCTACAGTCTTTACAATAGCTATCTGTATTTATGTATATCTTATTATTTACTGTATGCTTATTTTGTCTATATTCACTTATGTTTTTCTCTATGTAACATATTCCACATATTTTAGTATTCATTTGTTTTCGCTCCTCTTTTTAAACTTTTGTAATTTCTATAATCGTTTCTTCTCTGCCCTTTTCGTAGATTATTCTGCTTCCATCCCAACTTTGCAAAATGTTGTAATTATCATCTTTTAATACCTTGTATTTAACCAATATGTCTGCTATTGCATTTTCTAAATTTGTTAAATCTCTTTTTCGTTTATTTGGAACGTAGAATGTGCATTTTAGATTTACTGGATAAGTTATATTGTTTTTGTACTTTGTTAAAAATTTGCCACACTCTCGTTCGAAATTTATATATATTTCAGATTGTCCTATAAACAATTTCCCAGTTCTTTTATTTATTAAAATTCTTTGAGAATTTTTTTTACTTCTACACATAAGTGGTATTTTTATTATCATTTTGCACTCCTTTCACATAGTTTTTGCATCTGTAATATCCTCTAAAGTTTATATCTTCTAGTAGATTGCATCCTAAACAGGTTACACATTTACAATCTTGTATTGTTTCGTATTTTTGTTTGTCCATATTAATTTTCTCTCATATTTGCTAGGTAATATCTTTTA